ATTTGATGATATAATGATGACAAGTAGCTAGACAAGTGTAAGACTAGAAGCATCTTGTGATAATTTCCTACTGAGGCAAGATAAACGGTGTTAATCGGCTCTTGCCTCAAACTCCCAAACTCCCAAACTCCTAACACATCAAACTATCAACATGATTCGATTTCCCGGGGCAGCGGGATCCTCCTTCCAGCAGGTAATGATGCTGATGTTTAGGCAAAAAAAAACTAGCCCCGAAGGGCTAGTGATACTCGATTATTATTATGATTGTCATAATAACCCCCTTTATATTGTTTCCATTTGGGTTATCGAGTTATAGGATTAACGATTATTTGGGAATTAACTATCAGTTAATCCTAATCTTTTCATAAGATATCCAATGTCGTTTTGTAAATGGTGTAATAAATCTTTTCCTCCCTCATCTGCATTTTGACTAGCCCATTCAACTATTGAATTACATAGTATTCCAGATATTAACTTCCAATCTGGACTCTTAGTCTTTGGTAGTTTAGATAGTACTTCTTCAAGATTAACATCACCAACTTGTTTTGTTTTAACATAAGCTGTTAGTTCCTCAACAAGTGGTGCAATATTAACATTGTTTGTTGTTATTATTTCGTTAGGCATAATTAATTCCCTTTCTATTTCTAGCTCATTAGTAGCATGAACACATAACCATTGATATAGTTAATTGTATTAAGTTGTGGATAACTATGTCAATAGCTAATAGTAGTAAGTTGTGGATAACCTGTGGATAACTCGCCCGGGATACTCCTTATTGCGGCTCGCTTCGCTCGCCGCCCGGTCCCAATCTTCGATGGGGGTAACCCCCCCTTTTGCGTCTACCTCCCCTAGAGCCGACGAAGATTGAGTTTGAGAGTGACAAACACCACATAAAACGTTATAATGTCTTTCTTAAAAAAATTTTTAAAAAATGGAAAACGTTTCTAGTTTAGAATCCTTAGATACAAACACATTAAAGTTAATTCTCAAAAATGCTTTGGAAGATAAGCGTGAAAAAATTCAAGGTGATTTTTTAAGTTTTGTTAAAGAGGTTTGGCCTGAGTTTGTTGAAGGTAAACACCACAAAATTTATGCGGAAAAACTTAATCGTATTGCAAATGGTGAGCTTAAAAGACTTATTGTCAATATGCCACCAAGACACACAAAATCAGAATTTGCATCAAACTTATTTCCGGCGTTCTTCATGGGTCGTCATCCAAAAGCCAAGCTTATTCAAACAACACACACAGGAGAATTAGCAATCAGGTTTGGACGTAAGGCAAAAAATCTGATAGAATCAAGTGAATATGAAAAAGTTTTTCCCACAGTTAAACTTGCTGCTGATTCTAAAGCAGCTGGTCGTTGGGAGTCTAATCATGGTGGTGAGTATTTTGCTGCCGGCGTTGGCGGTGCTATTACTGGGCGTGGGGCTGATTTACTCATTATTGATGATCCTCATTCGGAACAAGATGCTCTTTCTCCTACTGTTCTTGAGTCTCATTATGATTGGTATACTTCTGGACCAAGACAACGTCTTCAACCTGGTGGTGCGATAGTTATAGTCATGACGCGTTGGTCAGTGAAAGATCTCACTGGTAAATTGCTCGAGGCTCAAGGAAAAGATGAATTAACAGACAAATGGGAGGTTGTTGAGTTTCCTGCGATCATAAATGATAAACCTATGTGGGGTAATTTTTGGTCTTTGAAAGGATTACTCGGTGTTAAAGCTTCAATTCCGCTTACAAAGTGGCAAGCGCAGTGGATGCAGTCACCAACATCCGAAGAAGGAGCTCTAATTAAGCGTGAATGGTGGAAAATATGGGAAAAAAGTGAAATTCCAAACCTAGATTACATAATTCAGTCGTATGATACAGCTTTTTCCAAAAAAGAAACAGCAGATTACTCCGCAATTACAACTTGGGGCATTTTTGATCCCGATGATAACACTGGATCAGCATTAATTTTGCTTGATGCAAAAAAAGGACGATGGAATTTTCCAGAATTGAAGAAAAAAGCACTTGAAGAGTATAAATATTGGGAACCAGAGCAAGTAATTATTGAAGCAAAAGCATCTGGAACACCACTTACACACGAATTACAAAAAATGGGCATACCAGTTTTAAACTTTACACCGTCAAAAGGAAATGATAAGCATTCTAGAGTAAATAGTGTCTCTCCACTTTTTGAATCTGGAAAAATTTGGGCACCGGACGAAAAATTTGCGGAAGAAGTGATAGAAGAATGCGCTGCATTCCCATTTGGAGACAATGATGACTACGTGGATTCTACCACGCAAGCTTTAATGAAATATAGACAAGGTTACTACGTTGAATTAAAAGATGACTTCGTAGAAGAAAGTGTATATGTTGAGAATAGGGAGTATTATTAATGAAATCACAAGGCATTTTATCGAGGTACGTGCGACCGGGGTATTCAAGAGGTCAATACGTCCAAGAAGCAAAAAAAGATGATATTGGTGGCGGTATTAGAGACTACGATAAAAAACGAAGAGAATTTTTTAGAAATCCTAATTTAGTTTTATTTAAAAGAACAAGAAAGAGCGATGATAATCCTTATGATTATGAAGTTGAAGAATTAGACGTATCACAATTTGATCCTAAAAAAGTTAAGGATGGAACACAATTAATAATTCAATATAGTGGTGAAACAGGAGAGTTAATTCCTGGAACTGGTTTTGATGGCAGTATTGGTTTGGAAGATGCACCTTTTTTATTTTATTCTAGTCCAGGTGATGTCAGAAAATTATTAGATTCTACTGATTATGATGATATGATTTACGGTAAACCTTTCGCGGACGATGCAACATTTCTTGATAAGGTAAAAGAAAGAACAAAAATGATGGGAAGAGGTATTGTAGGATTTGCAAAAAATCTTCCTGAAATGTCAATTGGTGCTTATCGTTTTTTACAACCAATTGATGCATTAGGTGGTATTGGACCCGTAGACACTCTTTTCCCAAAAAGTGAAGAACAAAAAAAACAAGTAGACGAAATGTATGAGTTTCCAGGTTATAGTAATTTAATGAGAGAAAAATATGGTATTGAACCTTTTCAAACACCTAAAGGTGTTTTTGGTGGTATACTTGATGCAGATGAATCTTTATATAAAGATACTTTAGTTGATGATCGAATGAAAGCAGGATTAATGCAACAAAGAGAATTATATGATGTATTACAAATGTATGGTGATGATGAACTTAGAGCAGAATTAGAGGAAGAAGGCGCGAGCCCAGAAGAAATTCAAGAATATTTTGATATTAAAAACATGACAGAGGAAGATTTTAAAGATTTAAAATATTATTCAGACCGTGATGCTTTATCACATGATATTCCAGGAGCATTTAGTAGTATTGCAGGAACTCTTCCCCTTGCAGCTGGACCACTTGGTGTCGTGGGCCAAGGAGCAAATCTCATAAGTAAAGGAAATAGATTAAGTCAAATGATAAGCAAATTAAGAAAGCCTGCTAAAGTTAAGGCGTTAGATGCAGGTGTTGGAACTGGTGTTATTCCAGGAAGTTTAGAAGCTCTAGGAAGAGAAGTTATACCAAGTGTAACAGATAAATTTGAGTAATGGCGATAGATAAAATACAAAAAGGTAAACGTTTATTAGAGCTTTTTAATAAGCTTAAAAAACCATTACCTGAAGTTAAAAATAAACTTCAACAATCATTAGAAAATTTATCCGTTTCAATGAATAAGCAACGATTGACACTTGATGAAAGCGGCGAGGCTATCGGCCCAGGTGTTCATAATTACCAGAAGTTCGGTAAAAATGATTTTGAAGCGAGACAAAATTTTAGAAAAGATTATTATAAAGATCATCCAGAAGAATTAGCGGATTTAGAAATTGTTGCAAAAGCAGATGAAATTGTTGAACCTAAACAAATAACAAAAAAGAAATTTCCCTACCTTGATCCTGAAAACAATGCTAGAATTGTAACTGGCCCAAGAGAAGGATTAATGCGCTACCAGCTGCGTGGAACAATGGATCCTAACGACGTTAAACCTGTACAAAAATATGCTGTGTATGATTGGTGGGATGATGCTACAAATTCAATTAGAAAAAGTCCAAAATTTAAACACGTTAAAGATGATCAAGGTAATATTATAATGAAAGAAGAATTTAACATAGGTGGTGTTGTTAATAAGTTAAAAACAATTGGTTCTTTAACGAAAGGATTAAAAGCAGCAGAACCACTTGGTCCTGTATCCAAAGGACAAATGAAATTAGCTGCACCAAAAGGACCTTATTCAATAGCAGATCAATCTGGTGTAAGGGTATTAGATAAAGATTTTGATACGGTAGAAGATGCACAAAAAGCTTTACAGGAATTATCAACATTAAGAACACAAGATGCATCAACATTTAGAATATTTGGAGCACGTCCACCTAAGACAGCAAAAGGTGTATCTTACGGTGCACCAGAAGTAAAAACAGTTTCAAAACAAGATGAGGCACGTATGCCTTCTATGTTTTGGAAATCACGTGAAGAAATTGCAGAAGCAAACCAGAATGTGATGAGTGGAAAACAATGGCTTGCATATTTAAAGAATAAAGGTGTGGGCGATACAGAATTAAAAGATACATCATTAGGATATCATTTAATGTCAACTCCAAATGATAAAATAAAAAAATCAGAACTTTTATTAGAGTTTGATGAAATGGCACCTAAAATAGAAGCAAAGGTACTTGGATGGCGTGATACGAACTCACTTGTAAAAGATGCTAGATCTTTTATTAATAGTGTAATAAAAAGCCCACCCGTTTACATGGATCAAAAATCAAGAAGAATAATAAATAATATATATCCAGAAATGAATAGAATGAAAGAGATTCCTACAGGACCACAAATGGTGCGATTAAAAGAAATTGTAAATAAATCTTTTAAAGATGAGTTTGGTATTGATGAAATTATTGGCAAGGGACTTGACCCCGCAAAAAAAATGCCATTTATGGCAAAGAAATTAGCACTTGTATTTGATGATATACTTAATCAAAAAGGAATTCAATATAATGTTGCAGGAAAACCAAAACACGCAGGCGACCAAACCATGAGTGGTGGACAAAATTACCAGGAAATTTTATTTTCCTACAAACCTGGTGTCTATAGACAAAATGAGAAAATATTTACAGAAGGTCATGATTTTGGTGCACAATCACCAGATAACATGTTTGTGTGGGTTCGTTTCTCAGATAGAAATGATGAATATGGAAGAAAAATATTATTTGTAGAAGAAATACAATCAGACATGCACCAAGGTGCACGTGGAAAGAAAAATAGTCCAGGGAAAGGATATGTTCCACGAAAAGACCTTTATGACCCTGATTCTTTAGAAGTTTCAAAAATAGAAACTGCTCTTGCAAAAATACAAGATCAAGTTGATGAAGCTGGTGGACTTAATGTTGGACCACTTCGTGCACAACAAGCAAAACTTATTAAAGAAAGTAAAAAATTAAAACCTGGTAAAAAAAGATATAAAGAATCATCTGATACGCCTGAAGGACCTTTCGCAGATTCAAAAGATTATGGACGATTTATAATGCAATACTTACTTCGTGCAGCAAAAGAAAGTGGTGATTATGACGGCGTTGCATTAGCGAGTGGTAAAATAAAAGGCCAGAGTAAAGTTGGATTTTATACTAACATTATGGTTCCACAAATGAAGAAAATATCAAAAAAAACAGGTGCAAAGTTTGATGAAACTGTTATAGTTGATGGAAATGGTGTACCACAAGACAATATTCCTGTCTTGCTTTTAAAAGATAAAAAAGGTATACTACCATCAACAGAAAAAATGAAAAGCGGAATTTCAGCATACAACACGGGAGGATTGGTTAGAGATGCATTTGAACCTATTGTATCCCCTTTAATTTAATATGGCAGATCAAAACAAAAATAATATTGATAAAGCATTAGAAGCGCTTAATCTAGGATTAGATATGGAACCGGATGCAGGATTAGAAGTTCCAGTGGATAATACTGTTGAATTTGATCCTGAATTTGAATTACAAGAAGATGGGTCGGCAATTATTCCTGATGATACTCCAATGCAACCACCAACTGATCATGGTGCTAATTTAGCAGAGTTTGTAGAAGAAGAGGAACTTGGACGATTAGCAAGTGACTTAATTGGATTTTTTGAAAGTGATAAAGATACAAGAAAAGATTGGGAAGATACGTATATCAAAGGACTTGATATGCTTGGGTTTAAATATGAAGACCGTACACAACCTTTTGAAGGTGCAAGCGGCGTTGTTCATCCTCTTTTAGCAGAATCCGTTACACAATTTCAAGCACAAGCATATAAAGAACTTCTTCCAGCAAGCGGACCAGTTAATTGTCAAATTATAGGTGATACAACACCACAGATAGAAGAACAAGCAATGCGTGTCAAAGAATTTATGAATTACCAACTTACAACTGTTATGAAAGAGTATGATCCTGAATTAGATCAAATGCTTTTTTATTTACCTCTTGCAGGTTCAGCTTTTAAAAAAATTTATTTTGATGGTCAACTTAACCGTGCTGTTTCTAAATTTATATCTAGTGAAGATTTAATAATAGATTATTTTGCAACTGATATAGAAAGCGCACAACGTGTTACACATTGTATTAAAATGAGTAGCAATGATTTAAGAAAAAATCAAGTAAGCGGATTTTACCGTGACGTTGAACTACAAGGTGGAACTGTTGAAACATCAGACATAGAAGATAAAGTTAATGTATTAGAAGGAACAGAACAAACGCATGGGTCAGATGATGAAGAACATTTAGTATTAGAAGTTCATACATATTTAGATTTAAAAGGATTTGAAGATCCTAATGGTATTAAACTTCCTTACATTGTAACAATTGATAAATTTTCCCAAGAAGTTTTGTCTATTAGACGAAACTGGGATGAAAATGACGAAACAAAAAATAAAAAACAATATTTTGTACACTTTAAATTCCTCCCAGGACTAGGGTTTTATGGCTTTGGTCTAATACATATGCTAGGTGGGTTATCAAGAACTGCAACAAGTGTTTTGCGGCAATTAATTGATGCAGGTACTCTTGCTAACTTACCAGCAGGTTTCAAGGCACGTGGCATGCGCATACGTGATCATGATGAACCTTTACAACCAGGAGAATTTAGAGATGTAGATGTAACAGGAACTTCTATTAAAGAATCACTATTACCTCTTCCTTATAAAGAACCAAGTACAACTTTATTTCAATTATTAGGATTTGCAGTTGACGCGGGTAAATCATTTGCAGCAATAGCAGATATGAAAATGGGTGAAGGTAATGAACAAAATCCTGTTGGCACTACATTAGCTTTGTTGGAAAGAGGAACAAGAGTTATGAGTGCAATTCACAAAAGAATGCACTATGCACAAAAATTAGAGTTTACATTATTAGCAGATGTTCTTAAATCATATTTACCGCCGGAATACCCTTACATGGTTTCAGGTGGAAATAAATCTATTAAAGCTCAAGATTTTGATGAACGTGTAGATATTATTCCAATTAGTGACCCTAATATATTTTCTATGTCACAACGTATTATGTTGGCACAACAACAATTACAATTAGCGCAATCAAATCCAATGTTACATAATGTACGTGAAGCGTATAGAAGAATGTATATGGCGATGGGTGTGGATAATGTGGATGCAATTTTAAAACCAGATCCTAATATTCCTAAACCTAAAAGTCCTGCAATGGAAAATGCATTATCAATGCGTGGTGAACAACCACAAGCGTTTGCAAAACAAAATCATCCTGAACACATGAAAACTCATGCTGATTTTATTGCTACAAGAATGGTTCAAATTAATCCACAACTTTATGCAATGATGGAATCACACATATTAGAACATATTGCATTACTTGCAGCAGAACAAGTGGAACAAGAAATGATGAAAGAGACACAACAAGTTACACAAATGATGCAACAAGCACAACAAAATCCTCAAATGGCACAACAAGCACAAATGGCACAACAACAATTGATGGAACAAAAAGAATCTAGAATTGCTGCTGTGGAAGCAGAGTTAGTTCAAAAAATGCTTGAAGAAGAAAGAAGACGAACAGAAGAGATGGCTGATGACCCACTTGTTAAACTTAAACAACAAGAAATTGATCTTCGTGCTATGGAAACATTAATAAAACAAAAAGAAGAAAAAGAACGATTGAAAAAAGACTTTACAATTGATACAGAAAGATTAGACTTGGATCGTGATAAATTAGAAGCTCAAATAGGAGTTGATCTAATAAAACAACAGACTGCGGATGCTGATTTACAAAGCAAAGAAAAATTAGCTACATTAAAAGAAAATATGTCTGTCGTGCGCGAACAAATGAAGGGTAAAGTAAATGGAACGAAACCTAAAAAAGATTAAAGAGTATATAGAAAAGACTCAAAAGCTTGTTTTATCGGAAACAACAGAGCTTCCAGATGATCAACTTTTGTTTTGTGCTGCAATGGTTTCTGTGATAAGAGATATTTACTTGACAAAATTGGGACCTGAACAAACCCATATGATATTTGATCAACTAGCGGCTAGTTTTGAGATTATGGATAATTACATAACTCACGAAAGCCCAACGATACATTAGGAGAAAAAATGGTTACAGGATTATCAGCAACAATTATAAGACGATTGAGAAATCAAATGGCGAAATCATCAAAAAGTACAGCGCGTGAGCGTGCAATTGCAAGAGCTGGGAAAAAAGGACAAAAAGGACCACTTGCTAGAATATTATCAAAATCAAGAACAGGAAAACCAAGTCCACACGTAGATCCTCCTAAACGAAAAAGAATGACGTCAGATGACTATAAGAAGTTTTTGGATAAATATGCACCAAAACCAAAAAAAATACGAAAAACGACACCAATGAAAAAAGGTGGACCAGCTGATAAACGTGACCCAGGATTCATGAAAAGAATGAAACCTGGAGCAAAACAAAGAGATACATACACAACCACTTTTCATAAAAGTAAAGAAGCAGCTAAAAAAGATAAAGGAAAGCTTGGTACACCTGGAGAAAAAATGAGAACAATTAGGGGTAAAATAGCGGCTGGAAAAGCACGTACTAAAAAAGTGTTAAGAGGTGGTTTTGATATAGGTAAGAAAATACGTTATCAAAGACGAGGAAAATAATGGCTCTTGATAAAGTATTAAAGATATTTAAAAAAGCTAAAGATTTAAAGTCTGGCGTGAAAACTGCCATTAAAGAAGTTGGTAAAGAAAAATTTAAAAAACACGCAAAAAACGTTCCAGAAGTAGTTCGCGGCAATATTCTTAAAAAAGATATTAAAAAAGGTAAAAAACAGGCTGCTAAAACTAAAGCTGTTCCACATCAACCAATTAGATATACTAAGGAAGAGCTTAAACGAATGCGAAGTGAAGCGAGAGCTTCACAACGAGGTGTTAAAGCTTGGAAGACAAGAAAAAAAGCAGTTAAAGAAGGAAAAAAACCGGATCGACACTCTCTTCTTGGTAAAAAAGGATATAATTATCACTTGCTAAGTGAAGGTGGTTCTGTTAGAAAATCACGCCCCGCAAAACGCGGATGGGGCGCAACTAAACGAAAATAGGAGGAAATATGAAGTTATTGAAAGATATTTGGGGACATCTCAAAGAATGGAATGACTGGGGAATGAAGGACTGGATTAAAGCCGGTATCGTTGCCATAGTTGTTTTAATTGTCCTTAAAGCAATAATATTGCCGGGTGCTTAATGGCTGACGCTAGAGAACGATACATAGCAAAATCAAACACTCCAGCAATAGGAAGTTATGGTGGTGGAGAAGACTTTGGATCTCCTTTTGTAGGAGGCCAAGGTCAACCACCAGGAACAACGAATGAAGCTAGTGTACCTTATGGTGGTAGCACACCTACAGTCGCACCCCCACGTAGTAGTAGTGGTAATACGAACCTAGATAATATAGTTTTAAACACAACAGGTTCTGGAGCTACAGGTGGAGAAGATAAATTATCTTCTAGTGCTAATTTTTTTGGAGTAGGACTAAATGATCCATTTGGATTAGACCCAAAATTTGGAATTGATAATTATTATAAATATCTTATGGATCAACAAGAGGCTACAGGAAATCAATTTTTACCTGATTATACAAAAAATTTAATTACTAATGAACCAGCTGAAGCTAACCTTATGCCCAATATACCCAATGTTCCAAATACAGGATTTGATTTGAATCCATTACCTGGAGTTCTAGGTGGAGGAGAGCCTGGTATAGGTTATAAAGGAGATAATTTTAGTTTTGGTCTTGATATTGATCCTAATCTTAATTTAGGAAATATGTCTATTAATCCTACAGCAACAGCAAATTTTCAATATAGTTTTGATAAAGGTGGACCAGTTGGTGGACCAGAAATCGATCAAAGTGGAATTGCATCATTATATCCAGAAATGTCTGAAAAACCACGTAAATCTTTTGGCGCAACAAGAGAAAATGTAGGGGAACAATTAGAAGCATTTAGAAATGCTCCAGTTCACGTTGATCCACCTAACATAGGATTTATGGGTGAAAAAATACCAGCACCATTATTTGATCGTGCAATGAAATATTTAGAAAGTTTGCCTCCTTCTGAAAGAGCAGTTATAGAAGAAATGTTTAGAGAAAATATAATGAAAAAAAGAATGCAAGAGATTGAAGAAATGCAACAATCACAATCAATTCCTACTTTAGATGCTTAACTTATTATTAAAACCATTATTGGGCGTTGCCTCTCAAGCCGTCACTGGCTTTGTAGAAACAAAAAAAGCGAAAGCTCAATTAAAACTAACAGAAGTACAAGCAGCAACTAAATTAAAACAAGACCAGATCGCCGGAAAAGTGGCGTGGGAAGCATCGGCCGTGGACCAAATGAAAGGGTCGTGGAAAGATGAGCTAATTTTAATTTGCCTTTTAGGGCCTGCCGTTTTAGTATTTTTTCCAGGAATGACTGCACATATAGAAGCTGGGTTTGTTGCACTGCAACAACTCCCGGATTATTACAAACATTTATTATATATCGCTTGTTCAGCAAGCTTTGGCATAAAAGGCGCTAAAGGTGCAATGGGTTTAATTAAGAAAAAATAGGAGGCTAGTATGGTAATGTCATCATTAATAAAATCAGCAAAAAAATTAAAGAAACACATGGGTAAGGTAAAATCTAGACCTAGAGGGCCAGCAGGTGGACCAACTCCGAAAAAGAAAAAAATGAAAGCAGGTGGCGTTGCCATGAAAGCCGACATCAATAAAAATAAAAAAATTGAACCTTGGGAAGCAGCTCGATCTAGAGCTATTACAAAATCAATGGCTAAAAAGAAAACAGGAATGAAAAAAGGTGGATCTGTTAAAAAAGGCACACATGTAACAAAAGAAGGTAAAACAGCTAAAAAAGGATTGTGGTATAATATTCATCAAAAAAGAAAACGTGGTGAAACCATGAGAAAGAAAGGTGCTAAAGGTGCACCAACAGCAGCAGCGTTGAAAAGAAGTCAAAGCCGTGGCTAAAACGGCAGCATGGCAACGTAAAGAAGGTAAAAGCAAATCGGGTGGATTAAATCGTAAAGGTATTGCATCTTATCGTGCTAAAAATCCTGGCTCTAAACTTAAGATGGCAGTTACAACAAAACCATCTAAATTAAAAAAAGGATCTAAATCTGCTAAAAGAAGAAAAAGTTTTTGTGCTAGAATGTCTGGTATGAAAAAAAGTCGTACAAGTGCAAAAACAGCAAATGATCCTAATTCTAGAATAAATAAATCCTTGCGAAAATGGAATTGTTAGTATATAATTTGCATGAATGAATGATGAAAACGCCATTTATTTAATCTTAAAAAAGATTAGGGCGCGAAAAGAAGAGTTAAAAGAAATCATAGCAGCTGGATTACCTAGCTGGGATGAGTACAACAAAACCGTAGGAGAGAATAAAGCCTACGCAATTATGGAACAGGAAATACAAGACCTGCAGAAAGACGAAGATGGCAGTAATACCTAAAAGAAAATTTGCTTTAGAAGAAAAAGATTTATCAATTGAAGCAGATAAAAATAATGAAGTAGCAGAAGAAAAAGAAAATCGTTTTCTTAAAAAAATACAAGAAGATGCTGCAGCTAATATAGAGCACTTACCAACAGATAAAGTATTAGAACGTTTACCAAATCCAACAGGGTGGCGTTTATTAGTTTTACCATACAAGGGACAAGGTAAAACAAAAGGTGGTGTAATATTAACAGATGAAACAATGCAAGAGCGTACCTATACAACAGTCACAGGTTTAGTATTAAAAGTTGGACCAGATGCATATAAAGATGAAACAAGATTTCCAGATGGACCTTGGTGTAAGAAAAACGATTGGATTATATTTGGTCGTTATGCTGGATCAAGATTTGGAATAGAAGGTGGTGAAGTGAGAATACTTAATGATGACGAGATAATTGCTGTGGTAAAAGACCCAGAGGATATCTTGCAATATAAATAACAGGAGGAAAAATGCCTGCAGAACAAGCAACTAAAATAGAGCCACAATCAGAAGCTGACGCAAAAATGGTAGACTTACCAGATAATGGTCCAGCTATTGATGTGGAACTTCCCATTAAATCTAAAAAAACTATTAATCCTGATCCAGAACCGGAAGCAGTTGAAACAGAAGTTAAAACTGAAGAATCTGAAAAGCAAACGGCATCTAATGAGGAAATGGAAGATTATGGGAAAAAAGTACAATCCCGTATAGATAAATTAACAAAAAAGTTAAGAGAATCTGAAAGACGTGAACAAGCAGCCACTGAATACGCTAAAAATGTATATAGTGAAAATAAAAGTTTACAAGAAAAAGCTTCAGCTTTGGATGATGGATATGTTGATCAATATAATACACGAGTTCAAAGTGAATTAGAAGCTGTTAAGAAACAATTAAAAACAGCAGTTGAAACAGGTGATATTGATGGACAAGTAGCAGCAAATCAAGCTTTAGCCAGATTATCTGTTGAATCTGAAAGAGTTCAAGCAACACAAGCCAAGAAAGAAAAATTAAAAAAACAACAAGGAGAACAAAAAGATGGTCAACAATACCAGGATCAATATGTTGCTCCTCAAATGCCACCTCCACCTACTCCAGACCCTAGAGCTGAAAGTTGGGCGGAAAAAAATGAATGGTTTGGTAAAGATGAACCAATGACCTTGACATCTTTCTCAATTCATCGTAAACTGGTAGAGAAAGGTATTGACCCATCGACAGATGAGTATTATACTGAAATTGACAAACAAATGCGTGAAAATTTCCCGCATAAGTTTGAAGATACAAAACAAGTTTCGCCACCTTCTCAGACAGTAGCCTCTGCTAATAGAGGTGCTCCTGTTAAGGCGCGCAAAGGTACTGTGAGACTCACACCATCACAAGTAGCCATAGCAAAAAAACTAGGTGTGCCACTAAGCGAATATGCGAAGTACGTGAAGGAGTAGGCATATGAATAAAAATATAAAAACAAATAAACTACCATCACGCGAGTCTGAAACCCGAGTTAAAACCGAACGAAGGAAACCATGGGCTCCACCGTCTCAGTTAGACGCACCACCTGCACCAGCTGGTTTTAAACATCGCTGGATAAGGGCTGAAACAGTAGGACAGATGGATCAAAAAAATGTATCCGCTAGACTACGCGAAGGTTGGGAATTTGTCAGAGCTGACGAATATCCTGATGTTCAATGGCCTGCAATAGACTCAGGTAGATATAACGGTGTCATAGCTGTTGGGGGTTTAATGCTAGCAAGGATTCCAGAGGAAACTGTTAAAGAGCGTGAAAAACATTTTGCACAAGTAACGCAAGATAAAGATGACGCAATTGCTAACGATCCTTTGAAGGACCAACATCCTAGCATGCCTATCTCAAATGAGAGAAGCTCTCGCGTAACATTTGGTGGCGGTAAGAAGAACTAGTTTTTCTCCCCATAAGTTACAAAAATTTATACATTCATGGTGAGTGTATATGACTTATTAACATGAGGATAAAATCATGGCTAACGTTGACGCGGCCTTTGGGTACAGACCTATTGGAGCAGTTGGCAGTGGCGTTAATAATGCAGGTACTACCCTGTACACCATCGAAGACAATTACAGTACATCTATTTTTAAAGGTGACCACGTAATGGCGTCTGGAGGTTACATCATAGCTGGAACAGCTTCTGGTGCAACTAATGTTGGTGTTTTTAACGGTTGCTTCTATATTGATCCAACTAGTAAGAAACCTACATGGTCAAATTACTACGCTCAGACAAATGTAACCGCAACTGGTTCCATTTCTGGGTCAACTAATATCGACGCATACATCTATGATAATCCATTCACTCTTTTTGAGGCTCAATGTGATGGCACTATAGCTAAAACAGATATTGGTAAAAATACTGATTCTGTGCTTGGTACTTCTAGCACTGTAAATGGTCTGTCTGTGACAGAAATTGACAGTGGTTCTGAAGCTACTACAGCTGGCTTACAGGTTAAAATCATTGGGATTACAAAAGATCCGGAAAATGACGATGCTTCCAGTGCAAATGCTAACTGGTATATAATGTGGAATGAACACGTTAAATTAGGCACCGGCATTACTGGAACGTAATAGTTAGGAGAAAATTAAATGGCAATTTCAAGAATGCAATTGGTCAAAGAATTGGAACCTGGCTTGAACGCTTTGTTTGGATTAGAGTATGACCGATACGAAAACCAGCACACAGAAATTTTCGATGCAGAAAGTTCTGATCGTGCATTCGAGGAAGAAGTAATGTTAGGTGGGTTTGGTAATGCAGAAGTAAAACCGGAAGGATCTGGTGTTGTATATGAATCAGCACAAGAAACTTTCACTTCTCGTTATACTCACGAAACTATTGCTTTAGCTTTCTCATTAACTGAAGAAGCTGTAGAGGATAACCTTTACGACAAAATCAGCACTCGATACACAAAAGCATTGGCACGTTCAATGGCAAACACTAAGCAAATAAAAGCTGCTAACGTTCTTAACAGAGCGTTTAACAGTTCTTATCTTGGTGGTGATGATAAGGAGCTTTGTGCTACTGATCACACTACTATGGCTGGTGACCAGAAGAACGAATTGTCAACTGCTGCTGACTTGAACGAAACTTCGCTCGAGCAAGCAATGATCGACATTGCTGGTATGAAGGACGAAAGAGGAATGAAAATTGCTCTTCGTGGAATGAAAATGATCATTCCTGTAAATCTTCAATTTACAGCTGAAAGGTTGATGAAATCTGCAGGTAGAGTAGGAACTGCTGATAATGACATCAATGCAATCAAATCTATGGGAATGGTTCCACAAGGATATGTGGTTAACAATTTCTTAACTGATACTGATGCATTTTTCATTAAAACAGATGCTCCTAATGGACTGAAAATGTTCACTAGAGCTCCTATTAGAACTGCAATGGAAGGCGACTTCGATACTGGAAATGTTAGATATAAAGCAAGAGAAAGATACAGCTTTGGCTGGTCTGACTGGCG